AAAAAAATAAACCTATTGGAGCGGGACCCACGCGCCGAAATGTTCTTCCGCGCAACGATCAAGGAGCTTCGCTTGCTGGACCTCCCACCACTCAAGCGTCGGCCGTACCTCTCTCTAGCCCGAAACCAGTTAATTCTGCTCCGGTAAACAGGGAGAGGTATGCAGCCCTATTCCCAAACGATCCGATCTCTAATATGATAACACAAGCGCAACCTCCCGCACGGCAGATGGCCCGCGGTGGTATTGCAAGTTTAATGAGGTAAAAACTATGATGAATAACATGTCACAAGGTATTGGTTCTTTTAACATGACGCCTCAGAACACTTTGATGCAGCAAAACCCTTACGGCCAACAGATGCGCTCACCGGAAATGTTTAGCGAACAGTTAATGGCTTCTAACCAAATGGCCCCGATGCAAGATCCGATGCAGGGCTTACAGCCTATGTCTCAGCCAGCGGGCTTTGGCGTTTACGGTCAGTCGTTAGAGGGCTATGCCGAAGGCGGAGAGGCCGTGCCCCGCGAAACGGAGATCATGGGCCAGCCGCACATGTTGGCTTATATCAATCCAGAAGAAGAGATGATGCTACGCCAGATGGGCGGTTCAGGAATGGCTGGTCCGGGCGGAGTGCCTTCGTATCCACCTTACAATCCCGGCGGGGATGTAGGGCCTTCAGCCAGTGGCTCAAGTGGCTCAAGTGGTGGAATTAGTGAGGACAGACGCAGAGAGATGCGTGATGAGCGTCAAGACATTGCTGCTTTGAGAAGGGAAGCCAACATAGCTCCAGCCGCCGCGACTCCACGAACTGGAATTATGGGTGTTGTTGACGATGTTAAAGCTGGGTTTAAGAATTTAATTTCTGATGTAGGAATGACTTATGCTGGTGGCTTGGGTAGTTTTTCAGATTTAAGCAATCAAACAAATTATGGAAACCAATACGACAAGCTTGTTGACGCAGGCTACAATCCAGATGACGCAATTAAATATTTAGATACCACCCGTGCAGGTCAAACAGCAATTCGAGATGAAAATCTTAAAATTGGAAAAACAATTAGTGATGAAGACCGTGCTATAATGCGCGATGAGCGGTTGGCCGATGAAGCACGGCTTGCTTCTACTGCTGTTGGAACAGGCATTGACACTATTCCAATTCCAACTGGAGCGTCGTCCGGACCCGGAACTGTAGGAGTTAACTACGGTGGCGCTCAATCTGCTACTGGAGGATTTACTCCAAGTTCAGACTTTGACACACAAACGGGTGAGATTTTTGGCGGGGGCAACACTTACGGCTCTATGGCGGATGGTAGTCAATTAATACAAACACTGACGCCAAACGGGTATGTGTACGAGATACTTGATCCTTCTGGTTCTTCCGTAACAAATACATTTGACAACTACCAAGAGGCATATGCTTACGCGACGGGCACTCCCTACACGCCGCCTGCGCCAATAGCTCCTGCTCCTGTGGCTCCTGCCCCAGTAGTTGCACCTGATCCAATTGTTGCGCCGGATCCAGTGGTTTCTCAACCCATAGTTCCGCCAGCCGCGACAGTTGATCCTATTGCTCCAGTAGGCGGAAGCTTTCTTTTGCCCGGTCAGCAGAACTTTGGACCGACGCCATCTGCGGCACTGAACTTCAACCCGAACACATACATGCAGACACCTCAGAACGCGAACGTAGCGTTACCTCCAATGTTTCAACAAGCAAAGCCCTACACTTTTGAGGAGCTTTTAAGTCAGTACAAGCCTGCATATCCGGTCAATCAGTAAATGGAACGAAGCGTTGGATATGCTGTATTAGACAACATCATAGGTTTTGATGACGACCATCTTACTCCCGGTGAAAAATTAGGAAAAGCGGTAGGAGAAGATCCTTTTGGCGTTGCAACAACTGTTGTTAAAGGTGTTGGAAAGGTTGCAAAAAGTGCGTTTGACAGAGTTCTTGAGGAAGGTCCTTTAGATGCTTTAACCGGATCTTTAAGTGATTATTCCAAAGATCTTGTTGGCGCAGGCACACGTTTAAAGTCTGGAACACAAGGCTATATAGACAGTGGCATGACGCAAGCAGAAGCAAGAGACGCACAAATAAGTGACGCGCTTCGGTTGTCAGAGATAATTCCTCTTGTGGGAAGTGGAGTCGCTGGTCTTCGTGCTGGACGGCTCGCGGTTCCAGAAGCTCCGTTTGATCCTAGTCGTCGAAGCTTTCTAGGTGGCATTGCGGCACTGCCCGCGGTAGCGGCGGTTGCACCGGACGCTCTTAGTGGGGCACTTAAATCTGTCGGACCAAAGGTAGCCAGAGCAACCAGTTCGTTAGATGTATCCGTTGCAAAGATTAACGATCTTCTTAAACAAAAAGATTTATTATCTCGACAAGCTGACGAATTACGAAATGCGGCAGAGATGAGTGGTTTACCTAAAGTTTATAAGGGTGGAGACAAAGCCGTAAGAAAAGATATAGAATCGTTTGAAGTTCAAGATGAAATTGAACAAGCCGCAAAAAGAGCGCTTGACGATTTAAGTCCAACAGACCTTTCTAATGCGGCGGATGACAGTATAGAAATGATTGCAGAACAGTTTTCAACTAGCAGGGCTTTACAATCAGACCTAGATAACCCTGCTTTTGACGGGTTAATGAAGCAGGTAAGACTTCGCGGCATGAACACGGCTAAAGATTCAAAAGGAATAGACAAATTTCCATATGCTCGTAGTATCTATGAAGATTATTACGACCCTATTAATGTAGGCGAAGCAACAATTTCTCGTTCTGTATTTGAGGGACCGCAAAGCCTCAACATGGCTGAAAGCGCACCACCCGTAGGTAGGCAAACTCCTCCGGACATTGCAAAGGACATCGTTGATTTGGAAATTTTAAGTATCCGTAGAAACATGATGTTGGAAGAAAAAAGAATGATTGCTGAAGGCAAATCTAGTTCTGAGATTGACGCTATGAAAGCAAAACTTCGTCAAAAAATATACAAATTACAGGGCAGTGCGCCTGACACAGATGACTTTTTTGCAGATGGAGGCGAAGTTATGGACGGTATTGGTTCCTTGAACGAAACAGCACGGGGCATGTCTCGCGGACCGCGGGGCATTGGCGCTTACCAACAGTACGCGGGCGGCGGACCTGTTTACATGGCTAACGGGGGCTCTCCACAAGAATTAATGGCTCAACAAGCCTATCGTCAACAAATGAAGACAGCGATGCAACAAGCTCCCATGCAAACGGCGCAGCCGATGAACATTATGGAACAGCCAATGCAAGCAGAGCAGAGAAATAGAAAAGATTTTGTTAGTTCTTTTATGAGATTTCCAACAGTGTCACCGCAAGCACCTTCTAGCAACATTCGCGGGGATGGAATGTCCGCTAACGATTTACAAAGAATGTTAAGCCGTCAAGCCATTGCTCCAGAGAATGTAGCTGACGTACAGTCGGACATACAAAGGTTGCAACAAGCAGACGTAGCAAAACGCGCTGCGGCACGAAGAGATGAAGCGGCAAGACGGGCGCGAGAGGGAAATAATCCTATGCCAGAAGCAACGCCACAACCGATGCCGATGGGGCCGTTTGGCGGATCAGCGCCACAACCGATGCCGATGCCTATGGGTCAGCCAATGCAGCAGCCAATGCAGCAGCCTCAGTTTGGTGGCTTTGGAATAGGAAGTTTATTTAGACAACAGCAACAAAACACAGGTGGGCTTGGATCACCGCAACCAACCGCTAACGTCCTCTTTTAACACCTGACCCGCCAGATCAATCTTACTGCGTAGCGCATTCAAGACCTTCTCATCTATCGTGTTGGGCGACACCAGATCTACATAAGTAACAGCATTCTTTTGCCCGATCCGGTGAGCGCGGTCCTCGGACTGTAGTCGTATCTCCAGATCGTAGGAGTTGCTGTAGTAGATCACGGTAGTAGCTGCGGTCAGGGTAATCCCGTAGCCGCCTGTTTTTGGTTGTCCCACAAAGAAACGTAGCGGATCTTTAACGTCTTGAAACCGATTAACGATCTCTTGCCGCTCGTCCTGTGGCGTTGCTCCGTAATAAAGTGCGACCGAATCGGGCCCGAAACGGTCGCGCAGGGTTTGACAAATCTGTTGGATATCGTGGGTATACGAAGCCCAAATGATTGCCTTCCCTGATAGTTCGTCTGTAATGTCCGTTAGTTCATTCAGACGGTTGTTCTTGAGCGGCTGTATCTTTCCAACGTCGGGCTGGAAGAAGCCGCAACAAATCTGTTGCAAGCGCATGATCTGTGTCAACACACTTTCAGTCGTTGCAAGATCTCCGTTCTCCAGTTGGGCCAGAGCCAGCTTTTTCATCTGGATATAAACCTTGGCCTGTTCGTCCGTTAGCTCTACGTTGCGCCGAATGTAAATTTTTTCTGGAAGGTCCAAGCACTCTTCCTTCAACACGCGGGTAGAGAAGTTAAACAGCCGCTCGTTTAACTCATCAAGTCTTCGGTATCCGGTTATTTCTTGGAAACTACGCGCCCCCATCACACGCTTCTGCACTATAGCGTAGCGGTTCTGAAAAGCAAAGAAACTGTTATAGCCCAGCGCAGACGGGTCTAAGAAGTTGCACTGACTAAATAAATCCATTGGGCTCTTAGTCACAGGAGAACCCGTCAGTATGCGGCGGTACTTACTGTACTTCGTCAATACCATCAGGTTCTTCGTGCGCTGGGCTTTGCGGTTCTTGATTGTCGTGCTTTCGTCCACAATCATTATATTGTCGGGGTTCTGCACTAGAAAACGGCCCGCGGCCCTCGCGCCTCTGGGTGAGGAGAACGCCTCTACGTTAATTACAAAGATCTTCAGCCCTTCGTAGTCTTCCATAATAACATCTTCTAGTTCCGCAGAAAACTTCTTGCTTAAAGAAGGCGTCCAGCTTACTATTTTGCGTTCAATCCTATCTGGAAGGTGCATTGGTATTTCTCCAAGCGCCCAGTTATCGTACACTCCCTTTGGTGCAACAATCAGTGCCGCGTTAATTTCGCCTTCTTCAAAGAGAATACCTATGTTATCAATGGCAACTTTACTTTTGCCAGTGCCCATCTCCATGAAATACGCATGGAAGTTCGCGGCCCACGAATTGTTTAATGCTTTAAGCTGATGGTCGAAGGGTTCTGTTTTATACTTATACAAAGTTTTATCCTTTTGAAGCTTGACTAAGCGATCTTATGAGAATATAAGGGTGTTTGTCAAGGCCGTAAAAGGGTCTTTAACAACGAAAGAGAGAAAACATGAACGATATACTAGCTACAATGGAAGCCGACTTTGAAAAAACTGTCGCATCTTCCCTTGAAAAGGGCAACCTTGGTGGAATCTCCACACTAGCCCGAAAAATACGATCAGCGCAACAGGAAGTAGAAGCTATTGAGAATGATCTCAAGGCTCGTAAGAAAGACTTGTTAAAACTAACAGACGAAGAACTGCCCTCTGCTATGCAGGAGTTGGGTCTTTCCTCGTTTAAACTGGACGACGGTTCTACAGTAGATGTTAAGCCTACTTACGGAGCCAGTATTCTAGTTGCCAACAGGCTGCATGCTTACGCTTGGCTGCGCGATAACGGTTACGACGACATAATTAAGAATGTTGTGTCGTGTGAATTTGGCCGTGGGGAAGACGATCAAGCCAGCGCGTTTAAAGCGTTTGCTTCAAAAGAAGGGTTTCCGGCGGATCAAAACGAAAGCATCCATTCGGGAACACTAAAAGCTTTTGTACGGGAACGTGTCGAGGCTGGGGATGAGTTCCCAATGGAACTCTTTGGGGCCTATGTGGGTCAACGCGCTATCATTAAAGGAGCAAAATAATGGCGAACGCAGTAGCAAAAACAAAAAAAGGAGACGTAGCAGCGTTTGATGCGTCTATGTTTGAACAGGACGCGGGTCAGGGCAATCAGAACATCAGCAGTGATGATCTGGCACTCCCGTTTCTAAAACTTCTCAGTGGCTTGGATCCCGTGTTGGATACCCACGAAACGGCTCGCAAAGGAGACATCTATAACACCGTCTCAGGCGAGGCTATAAGCGGCAAGGACGGCCTGTCCGTAATTCCTTGCGCCTATCAGCGCGTGTTTATTCAGTGGCTTCCACGGGGCTCTGGATCGGGCGCACCAATCAAAATCTACACACCAAACGAAGCGCGTCCAAAAACAGAGCGCAACAGTGACGACAACAAAGAATACGTCGTTGGCGGTGATGGAGACTACATCGAAGAAACGCACCAGCACTATGTTCTGGTTGTAAAAGAAGACGGCTCAACTGAAACTGCTTTGATTGCAATGAAGTCTACGCAGTTAAAGAAAAGCCGTAAGTGGAACAGCATGATCCAATCTGTGACCATGCAGGGTAAGAACGGTCCGTTCACGCCGCCACGTTTCTCACATGTCTATAAGATTAAATCTATAGCAGAAGAGAACTCAAAAGGGTCTTGGCACGGGTGGGAAATGTCCCGCGAAGGTCCGGTACAAGAAGCCGCCGTTTACGGGCAAGCAAAGTCTTTCTCAGAAAGCGTTTTGAGTGGGGATGTGGTTGTAAAGCATGAAAACGAGAAAACTGAAGGTTCTTCAGACGACATTCCGTTTTAAGTTTTACAAGGGGGCTGCTTCGGCAGTCCCTACCACAAGGACATAACCATGACAGTTAAAAAGTTCTCATCTATCTTTGATGGATTACAAGAAGCTTATGGCACATATCGGGTGGAGAAAACTCAGTCTAACGGTAAAAACACCGGAAAGGCAGGGATCGTTCGGGAACCGCGGACTGCGGTACTGTGGGAAGGTCACCTTTCTGGCAAGGGCAACTCTATCGGCATCATACCGATTAACGCAGATAACATGTGCAAGTGGGGCTGCGTAGATATTGACCAGTATCCGCTGGATCACAAACTGCTTTTAGAAAAGATTAGAAAATTAAAGCTTCCGCTTGTTGTGTGCCGATCAAAGTCTGGTGGAGCGCACTGCTTCCTCTTCTGTAAGGATTGGGTGGACGCAAAGGACATGCAGAAGTCTTTGAAGAGTATTGCCGCCGCGCTGGGCTACGGCGAAAGCGAAGTGTTTCCAAAACAGATAAAGCTGCACCTAGATCGTGGTGATGTAGGAAACTTTCTAAACCTGCCCTACTACAACGCGAAAGACGGACTGCGCTACGGCATACTAGATGACGGCACTTCAGCCACACTCAAAGAGTTCTACAAGCTGTACGAAACACATGTTCAAACCCCAGAGCAAATACAAAAGCTTCAAGTAACCGACTCATCCGAAACGACGCCCATGCGCGACGGACCGCCGTGCTTGCAGCATCTTGTCAAAGAGAAAATATCGGAGGGCGGGCGCAACAACGGACTGTTTAATATCGGCGTGTACCTACGCAAAGCTTTTCCAGATAGCTGGGAGACAGAGATCCTAACCTACAACATGCAGTATTTTGAGCCGCCCCTGCCTTTGAGCGAAGTCACGGTGGTGGCAAAGCAACTTGAGCGCAAGGACTACGCCTACCGCTGTAGCGACGCGCCGATCAACGCGCACTGTAACAAAGAACTGTGCCAGACCCGTAAGTTTGGTATCGGGTCAGCCGTGCAGAATGCGTCAGTGGCAAATCTGCGGAAGTACAACTCAACACCGCCCGTCTGGTTTATGGATGTAAACGGCGAACCTCTGGAGCTAGATACGGAAGCCCTCATGAGCCAGCCCATGTTTCAGAAAGCTTGTATGGAGCAACTTAACTTCATGCCACGCAGTGCCGCAAAGGCGCAGTGGGAAGGCCGGATTAGTTCCCTGCTTACCGAAATGCGCGAGAACGAAAGCGCAATCATGGAAGTCGCAGTGGATGCCAGTGTCAGCGGCCAGTTCTATGACTACCTAGAAGAGTTCTGTCGTTTCCTACAGCAAGCGCAAGACAAAGAAGAGATCTTGCTCCGCCGCCCTTGGACCGACGAGGACGCAATGGTAACCTACTTCCGTCTCAAGGACTTTGAGAACTTTCTAAAGAAGAACAAGTTCTTTGAGTATAAATCACACCGCATTGCCCAGCGCCTGCGGGACATAAACGGAGACAGCACAGTTCTCAAGATCAAGGGCCGCGCAGTGCGGGTCTGGCAGATACCAGCCTTTGAAGCAGGGGACATAGATATTACTACACCAGACTTTAGTCCAAAACAGGAGAGCCCGTTTTGACAAAACCACCACCAAGCGAAAGAAACTCTGAGATCGTTAGATTGATCGACGAGCAACTTATGACAAAAACTGCCGTCGCTAAATTATATAAAATAAGCAAGCAGCGCGTCTGGCAGATATACAGGAAGGACAGAGACAGTGTTCAGAATCTTCGGCCCACCCGGAACTGGGAAGACGACACGACTTCTTAATATGGTCGATGACGCTCTTCAAAAGGGCGTTGCTCCAAGAAACATTGCTTTCCTAGCCTTTACTCGTAAAGCCGCCAACGAAGCAAAAGAACGTGCCGCGAAACGCTTTGGGTTAGATCCCAAGGAAGACCTGTTCTACTTTAGGACACTGCACAGTCTTGCCTTGACCTGTTCTGACATACGCCCAGAACAAGTGATGCAAGAAGAGAACTACCGCGAACTCTCTAGTCAGATGGGCGTACAGCTTCAAATGACCCGCACCAGCCTTTATGAAGATGACATCCCCAGCATGGTCAAAGCAACTGACCCGATCTTGGGTCTGATTAATCTCGCCCGCATGCGAAAGATCCCGCTCAGAGATCAGTACAACAGTATCGGCATAGATGTTGAGTGGAACACCGTCACCTATGTGGACAAGTGCCTTCGTATGTACAAAGAGAATATGGAGTTGTTCGACTTCACAGATATGCTGGAGAGTTTTCCCAAAGAAGGTCAATCAAACTGTCCCAACTTTGACCTCTGCTTTGTAGATGAAGCGCAAGACCTCTCTCCTATACAGTGGGACATTGCCCACATCATAGATGAGAAGTCCGATAGAATGTACTGCGCCGGAGATGATGACCAAGCCATCTACCGCTGGGCAGGCGCAGACGTAGAGCATTTTATCAATCTGGAAGGCGGGTCAGAAACTCTCTACCAATCCTACCGTGTTCCATTCGAGATACACAAACTGGCAGAGCGCGTCGTGTATCGCATCAAAAAGCGCTTTCTCAAAGAATACAAGCCAAAGGCCGACGTTCGCGGATCAATCCGCCGGATATTCGGTGTCGAAGAGATAGACATGTCCGAGGGCTCGTGGCTCATACTGGCGCAAGCCGGATACCAGCTTAACCCCGTAGCCGGAGAACTGCGCTCCTCTGGATACCTGTTTAATAACCGCGGCCATCGCTCCATCTCCGAAAACATAAGTGACGCCGTAAACGGATGGGAACAGTTGCGTAAAGGAAAAGAAGTAAACGGCGCAGTAGCCCGTAAGATCTACAGCTTCATGTCAACTAAAGACCGCGTGGCGCGGGGCTTTAAAAAACTAACCTCAGTAGAAGATACAGACCTGCTAGATCTAAAGGCACTGACCGCGGACCACGGGCTTCTGGCTACAGAAGATATGGTATGGCACATTGCTATGGACAGAATGCCAGAAAGCGAAAGAGCCTACATCATTGCAATGTTGCGACGCGGAGAGAGATTTAACGGAGAGCCGCGTATAACCGTGTCAACGATACACGGGGCAAAGGGCGGAGAGGCGGACAACGTTGTGTTGTTCACGGACCTTTCGCCAGCTTCAGAAGAACAGATGACAATCAACCCAGACGATATGCACCGTGTTTTTTATGTTGGTGTAACTCGTGCTAAAGAGAATTTGTTTATTGTTGAACCAGAAGATTTTACAAGGAGTTATAACCTATGAAACAACAAGAACGTTTTGAATTTATAGAGGCCGAGATAGACCGAGCCTATGTTCACGCTGATGACGAATGGAAACAAGAGTATTACCAGAACGCCGCTAAATATTTAGCTGAACACAAAATTGTAGAAGGCGGAAAGATTTGTGCCTTTTGCAGATCACAAGGGATGGCTGATCCGCACCACCATAACGTTTGGGGTGCAATGATGACATCTCTCAAGAAACTCGGGTGGGTTGAGAAGATAGGAATGGTCCGCCCAACTACACGCCACACGCATATTAACGAAGTATGCCAGTGGGAAAGCAAAATATTTAAGGGAGAGAAGACGTGAACTGTTGGCACTGTAAGACAGAACTTATTTGGGGAGGAGATCACGACTGTGAGGATGACGAAGAACATTCTATTGTAACAAACCTCTCATGCCCTAAATGCGAGAGCTTTGTATTAGTTTATTATCCAAGGGAGAAAGAAAATGAAACGTGATGAAATTTTAGATAAGTCAAAACAACTTATCAACGGACAACGCGCCAAGGACTACGGCGATGCGTTTGAAAACCACAGTCGTATAGCAAACGGCTGGAATGTCATAATGAACGGGGCTTTAGTCAGTCACGGCTACCTAACTGAGCAACATGTCATATTAATGATGGATTGGGTCAAGACGGCCCGCCTTCTGCAAACCATAGACCATGATGATAGTTGGGTGGATAAAATTGGTTATAGCGCTCTTGGGGGAGAGTTTTCTGGAAAAAGCGAAGAACTAGACAATCTTGGCATAGATATCGAAATGCTGAGAGAAGTCGAAGCAGTAAAGAGAAAGATAAATAAATGAAGCTTAAAATAGCTAGTCCCTCTCTGAAGTCAGAGTGGGTTCCCCCCGCGGAACTTCCTGACCTCACTGGCGCAAATACAATTGCCATAGATGTAGAAACAAGAGACCCCAACATAAAAAAGAACGGGCCCGGATGGGCAGTTGGGGACGGCGAAGTGGTGGGCTATGCCATCGCTACCGCCGATTGGGCTGGCTACATCCCCATAAGACACCTTGGGGGTGGAAACTTGGATGAGAAGATAGTCAACAGATGGCTCAAGAAAGTCTTTGATTGTCCCGCTGACAAGATTATGCACAACGCACAATATGACATGGGCTGGATCAAGCGCATGGGCTTTGAGATAAATGGCCGGATCATCGACACGATGGTCGTCGCGTCCCTGCTAGATGAAAACAAATTTTCCTACGCTTTAAACTCTCTTGCCTTTGAGTATCTGGGGCTGGCAAAGAACGAAAGCCTGCTTCGGCAAGCGGCCAGCGAGTTCGGCTTTGATCCCAAGGCCGACATGTGGAAAATGCCCGCTATGTATGTGGGGCCCTACGCCCAGACCGACGCAGAAGTAACTCTGCAACTCTGGGATTACCTAAAAATAGAGATCGGCAAGCAGAACCTTTGGAATATCGTCAACCTAGAGCTAGACCTACTGCCCTGCTTGGTTAACATGACATGGCGCGGGGTCCGCGTAGATATGGACAAAACCGAAAGAACACGCGACGCGATCTTAAAACGAGAGAAATTAGTCCTCAAAGAGATAAAATCCCTAGTTGGCCGCGATGTAGAGATCTGGGCGGCAAATTCCATTGCAAAAGCCTTTGATGACCTCTCCATACCTTATCCAAAGACAACAAAGGGTGCGCCGTCGTTCAAAAAGCAGTTTTTAACAGAACATACAGAAAAATTACCGCAACTTATCGTCCAAGCGCGTAGTTTAAACAAAACCAGCGGAACTTTCATAAATAACATCCTAAAATTCTGTCACGGCGATGGCAGAGTGCATTCGCACATCAATCAGATACGCGGAGACGACGGCGGCACAGTTTCTGGCCGATTTTCTATGAATAATCCCAATCTACAGCAAATTCCGGCCCGCGATCCCGAAATTGGGCCCCTGATCCGCTCTTTGTTCCTTCCAGAAGAGGGAGAACAGTGGGCGTCCATAGATTACTCGCAACAAGAACCGCGGATCTTGGTTCACTACGCCCATGTCTACGGAAAAAGCCGTGATGTGCCATTAAGAGGTGTTGAAGAGTTTGTAACCAGCTACCGCGAGGATCCAGACATGGATTTCCACACAATGGTTGCCGAAATGGCCGATATCCCTCGAAAACAAGCCAAAACCATCAACTTGGGCATGATGTACGGTATGGGAGTGGCAAAACTGGCAGATCAGCTAGATATTGAGCCGTCAGAAGCCAAAAGTCTCGTAAAACAGTACCATGACCGCGTACCTTTCGTGAAAGGACTGATGACGGGCGTCACAAACCGCCTAAACAGCAAAGCAAGTGGCGGCGCAATCAGTTCTATCCTTGGGCGCAAGTGTCGGTTTGATCTCTGGGAGCCGGACTCCTTTGAAATGACAAAAGCTATGCCATATCAAGAAGCCGTCCTAGAATATGGCGAAACATGCCGTTTAAAGCGGGCTTACACTTACAAAGCACTAAACAGACTGATCCAAGCGTCCGCCGCGGACATGACAAAGAAAGCTATGGTCGATTTGTACAAAGAAGGGTATCTTCCCATGCTTCAAGTGCATGATGAACTCTGCATGTCGGTAAAAGACAAAAAAGAAGCCGAAACTATTGCAAAAATTATGATAAACGCAGTAGTATTGGAAGTACCTAGCAAATGTGATGTTGAAGTGGGTCCAAGCTGGGGGGAAGCTCTTTAGGATGGCTTTCAGCGCACTGCTCACCGCGCACCACTTCTAACTAAAGGCGGCACTCCACCCAGTGTCGCCTTTTTTCTTGTAAGTTCCCATAAACTCCTATATGCTCTTTGTGAAAACGCAAAAAAGGTTAGATCAATGGATACTACAAAATGGAAAAGCGTCCTTGTGCCCATTGAGGTCTACAAGGAAATAAAAGAACACTCCGTAATCAACGGAAGAACGATCAGCGGGCAGCTTAGGATCATGTTTGACGTTTATTTACAAAATAAAGACAAAACGCTTGACGTATCCCATAAAGTCGCTTATAAATAGCGCAGACATTCTCCAAATGTTTCAATCGTTAAAACCCTCGGTCGCGTGTCCTGACTGAGGGTTTTTTCTTTTTTACGATCATTACTTGACATTATCCCATACTGTCTGTACTCTATGTTTATTGGAACAGGAGATATGTAATGAAACCCAAAGATTTTTTAAACAACTATTACGTTGATTTAGAATACCAGTTCAAACAAAACGGTATTGAGTCCGTTAATTATAACTCCGCAGGAACTCCATGCTTTAAAACAGAACCGGAGTATGTTGAGTATATGAAAGATCTAAAAACCTTCATCAATTACTTTAAAGATAGGGAACAGCCATGAACAAATGGCAAGACTATGTGATTTTTGCAATCACAATCATAATTGTTTTAGTTTGGATAGTCGGCGTTTCGTTCGGCTGGTTTTAAGGGAGAATGTAAATGTCTATGACAGCAGAAATAAAACTACGGGGCGCTGACAACGAAGTCATCTCGTCAACGTCTGTTACAGCGGAACATTACGAATGCGGGCCCGATCCTGACCAATTTCTTCATAACGCTTGGAAGATGGCCGATCAAATGGCAACCCACTTTTCTTTCGCGGACGAATGGCGCTTAACTTTAACCTTCGATTTAGATTTGCGGGAAAGCATTGAAGAAATAATGGCAAGGCAGGGGAGAGCGTAATGGGACTTGATATGTATTTAAACGGTCATAAGTTTACCCCAAATTGCTACAATCAGCACCAACGTCAGAGAGTTGATGGCTACGAAGTTAGCAGCTTAGAACTGGATTTGGGTCAGTGGCGCAAGCATTGGGCTTTGCACTACTACATTAGTGACAACTACGGCGACGAAAATCGCCACCAGTTTCCAATAGACAAAGAAGAACTTTTGGAAATTGCAGATGCCGTGGAGCAAGGGCGATTGCCGGACGCAGATTATAGCCCTAAGACTGACGCTTACCACAAAGAACCGGAACAGGTTGCGAAGACTGCAAAAATCTTTCGAGATGCCGCCGCTTGGCTCGACCGTGACGACGGCTTCTGGCGCGATGTAGAATACACGGGGAGTTGGTGATGAGTAAGCAGGATCGTTTAGAAAGTCTCTTGCGAAAAGCTAAAGACCCCGCCTGTTCGTTCGAGGAAGCCTCTGCCGCCAGAGAGATGGCAGAAAAGTTAATGAATGAGCTAGGAGAAAGGCGCAAAAGTAAAGAAAAAGTTTTTCTCAAGGGTTTCTATGCCAAGGAACCAGTTAGTAAACCACCGTGGGTTTTGTTTGATTTACTTATTAGGCGTGAGGAATTGATCGAATGGCTTCAACAACAAGAAGGCGTATGGATTAAAGCACAAGTTTGCAGAAGTAAATCTACAGACAAATGGTACGCCGAGGTGGACCAATGGAACAAGGAGACAACTAATGACCGCTAAAGAAATGGATCGTCTGTTGGACGAAGTGTTTGCAAAAGTGTTTGGGAGTAAGTGGTGATGTACGAAATAGAAAAAAATGTGCCAGTGCCAATTGGTGGGAAGTGGAAACCAATAGTCGTTAAAATGGAAATTGGAGACAGTGTTGTAGTTGCAGGTGATATGGAAGCCAAAACTTTAAAGGCTTGTATACACACTTATTTTAAAAAAGAAAAAAACGTGGAGGTTGCGACTGCTGCCAGAAGGCTAGAGGACGGAACTTTTAGGGTTTGGAGATTAGACCCACTTTTTTATCCACCAAGAAAAAAACAACTTAATCCGTCAAAAAGGAATAAAAAATGACCGCTAAAGAAGATACAGTTAAAATTGAAAAAGATGTTTTGCTTGAGACGTACGCTCATGGTCGAGCGCATAACAAATACTCCTTGGCAATACTTCAATGCGAAATTGGAGACAGCTTCTTGTTTCCCGACGAGGGTGACAGAAACAGAACTGCAATAAGCCAAGTAGCTCTAAGACGAAAAATGCGTATAGCTACTCGTAAAGCGCCGCCTTGCCCAAAAACAGGAAAATCTCAACGGCGCGTGTGGAGGATAGAATAAAAAAACGTTTGAAAAGTTTGCGCTCAAAAGACTAAACTAATGTATGTGAAGGAGACGCTCGACATGGACGAAATGGAAAAAAACATAAACAACATACTGGATGTGTGTCCGCAAGAAATGACCGTCCCAGATATGTGCGCCGTAATCGCCAACATGGTAAACCTATACAAACTTACACCCGTCTGGCCCCTGATCGTCGCGCAAACCACAGCCCTGCTTGAAAAACACGAAATAGTAGAGGAAGCCGTCGAAGATGCAACCGACTTCCTCAACAAAGCAATCAAGAACAGTATGCACTGATGGACGATGTACGCATAATCGACGTTCTCAAAGAGATCAAAAAACTGAAAGCCGAAATCTCCGATCAGCAATGGGACAATCTCGACACTACACAAACAGACCGCCGCCTGCGGCACTTTGAAAATCTGGCAAGACAGGGAGAATTTTATGAGCCTAACTTCTGAAAAACAACTGACGCCGTTCCAAGAAAACGAACTGCAATGGCTGAGACGCCAAGTCGATCAACTGCAAGACGATAAAATGCGCCGAGATACAGTCCATAAAGAAAGAGTAGAACAAGACCTCTGGGTAGCCCGCGAAGAACTTAACAACTTCGTCGTCTCATTAAGAAAAGCAGGAAAAAACATATGATCTACGATATCTCAAACAGGCTCGCAAAAGAGGACTTTGAAAGCGCACTCCAAAACACAAGCCGTGGAGACGTCATCATCTACCACGTCGGTGAGTTCGCGGCAGGCAAACATAAACACAACGCACTCGATGCTTGTAACAGCGGCTTCGTCGAACTCGTTCAGAAAAAACTCGGAAGATCGAAGTTCCAGTACCGCGCACAACGGACCAAGAAAAAGCTTTTAAAATAGGTACTTGACATTCTCCCATATGTATGCTATAGTCTTCTTAGGGGGCTTCCGGCTCTGCCCCCCATGCTATTTGACAAACCTTGGGATTGGTCCGGAACGGCCCCATAATTGGAGAATGTCTAATATGACACGTTTAAAAATAAAACCTGTTACCACGTTGGCAACAGATCAAAACTGTTATTGCGGCCCAGCCGTAATTAGTTGCGTTACCGGAATGAACACAGGAGAAGCCGCAAGGCTTATTCGATCGGTTAGCGGACAAAAAGCGGTTCGGGGATCATTCACAACTCATGTGCGAAGGGCCTTTGAACTTTGTGGAATCGAAAGTTTTCGAAAAACCAATAGTCGTAATTGCACACTTGCTGCTTGGCTGCGGGAAAGCAAAGACATAAGGACCACGGGCCGCGTCTTCCTCGTCGTTGCTGGTCATCATTTTCAGTTGATCGAAGGCAGGCGTTACGTTTGTGGAAGAACAAGGGACATCGTTAGTATCAAAGACAAAAGCGTTAAACGCCGATGTCGCGTTGAAGAAGTCTATGAGTTGAAAGCCGAAGGTAAGATCATAATTCCAGATCAAGCCCGAAAGCCAAAACAACCCGCAAACAAACATAAAAGCTATATAGCTAAGATGAAAAAAAAGTATGGCTTTACCACTGAATATGACAGAGGTAACAACACATACTGGGTTGAGATGCCACAATACGCTGAAGACCTCGCGTGGGACATAGATCACCGCCTCAGAGATGAACATGGGTGCTACGATCAAAGTGAGATAGCACAACGGTTCGAAGAGATGGAAGAGTTCATGCAAGACTACTGTGTAGAATAAAACAAAGCCCGCGGTTCACGGATCGCGGGCTCTTTTAATGAAAGGACGCAAAATGAAAAAAACAATCCATTTTGTTGGGTTCAGAACGGACGCTCAATATAGTGCGGCTGTTAAAGTTTTTGGGAAGCCAGACTTTATACATCTGATCCACGACCATAGAATGTACGGAGACACAGGTTTTCCAATTGACCCAAAAACAGAGACAGTTGTGTTTGGAGAAAAGGGACGAGACAAGCCCGATCCAAACTATAATGACCAAGATCATATGCGACACTAACTAAAGGAACACAAATGTTAGCAACTTTATGCCTCGCATTGGCCATCTATCATGAGGCAAGAGGAGAGAATTATGTGGCAAAACTGGCCGTTTCAAAGGTA